GAATGTTTCTTCTAAACTCTTAGTCATGCGTTGATCTCCATTATACGTGTATTTATCACTTAATGGAATGCATTATATCAGTTTTGATTATTTCTTCTTTTTCTTGCCGAATAATTGATTTTCATTGATAACGCGAAACTTCAATCCATGCTTCTTGCAAAAGTTTGCAGCCGCCTGCCATTTCGCCATGTTCACTGCATATCTTAGTTTATCGCCTTTTGTTTTGGCTTCACTAAGCGATGATTCTTTTGCTGGTTTTACTTCAATGAGTTCTTGGTGCTTATTTCCATGCTTATCTACGTAAACCAGTAACATATCAGGAATGTATACTGATGATTTTCTGGTTAATGGATTTATGTATGGAATTTTTATAGGTTCAGCAACCCAACTAACGACATTTGGGTGGTTATCAGCCAAACGAAAAAGTGTGAGTTCCCAACTACTTCGGTATCGCGGGAGATTTGGGCCCGCATACTTGTCTGGATTGTTTGGAGTGTAAGTATCGCTTGCGTACTTCTTTCGTCTAGCCATTATGCTAATAGATAACGTGACCTTACGCTAGTTCTATTATCTACTCCCTTTGATGCTGCAAGCTGACTTGTCCCATCTCGCAGTTGATTGATGAATTTGTATGTGTTTGCTTCAAGTAGTGATAGTGTTGCTGTGTTTGATCCTTCCAGCAAAGACATAACGCTAACTCCTTGCGCTCTAGCAGCATCTACCATGACAACTGCCATTGTTTTTGCAGCAAGTGGTTCTGCGCCACGTTGCTGTAGATAACCTTGTGCAGCATCGAACTCTGCGATATTAATTGAGGCAGATACCAAGTTAGTATCGAATGTTCGCTGTACATCAGCGGGGCGTACTATTTCACTTCCTTGTCCATCTTTTACTACATTTACTAGTTTGCCATTGTTCTGTCTTGCAGCAACATCAGCACCCAAGTATCTAACGAGGTTTGTTGAGATTCTATTTGCAGCCATTATCCACCGCCTGTTATGCCTGTTACAACTGAGTTTAAGCCTGCCGTTGCAACGGCACCCACGCCTGAAGCAAATCTATTTTTTGTTCTATTCACAGCACCGCGTCCAATGTTATTTGCTGTTGTTTTAAGTAAGTTAATTGGATCAGGATTGAAGCTTACTGTGCCACCAAAAATACTGGTTGCCGCTACTGATCCAATTGCGCCTGGGATTGATGCGAAAATATCACTGACACCACCAGTTAATCTTTGTAGGTTCTGTTGTCCAACAACTGAGCTAACAGTTTGGCCGAAACGAGATGATAACCAGTTTCCACTTGCCATTCCCATTGAATCTACAACAGCGCCTGGCCCGCATGTTGTTACATTTGGAAATTGTGCAAGCGCAGCGTTTGTTAAGTTTCGTCCAGAAATTGGTGAACGTATTGTAATAAGATTTGAGAGTTCATGGAAATCTCCATATCTAAATCGTTCTAGTTCATTCTGGTCAAGTTGCTCATTGATGTTTGCATAAATTACGCCTTCATGCTCGAATTCAAATCGCATTTCAACTAAGCCACTACTATCTTCATAGTCTAATGTATCATGTTGAAATGTAGAAACACGAGGGTGTATAATGCGTGTGCGAGAAAACTTACCACCATGAACTTGAAATACATCCATGCTCTCTATTAAATATTTGGAGTTGCCTACTCGCTTCAGATTGTAACCATAATTATCAGCAAAAGCCTCTGTGATCGTATCATCTAAGTACTGATCTCTGCGATGTTCTGGTGCTGCTGTTCCATTGAATGCATTAAGAAATGTTTCTAGAAATGTTCCAAGTATTGTGTTACCTGCGCCAGTGCTTTGTCCCAAGTCTAGCTTCTCATTTGCAACGCCGTCTTTGAAGTAGTATTCATAGTACATTTCCCACAGGCGCAACATTCGACCTTCCACAGAGTCGTGGAAAGTCATGGCTATGGGTGTATAATTAATGCGCTTTTGTGAAATGCGCTTCTTGTTGTACTGGTTTAAAATTTCAGTATCAATCGTCATCGAAGGCATCGTTACGCTTTTTACCATCTGAGTAACAATGTCTTGGTCTACATTATTCAAGAACGCTTGTACGAAATTTCTTACAGCAGGGTCTGCTTCATTGAAATTGAATTTTACAAAAAACTCAAACTTGTGTCGAGGCGTTCCATTAACAAGATTCGTTTTATTGAACCCATAAGCATTGGCGGCATGTCGAGAATCGCGCATATGCACGTTTTGGTCGAATATGCCGCCAAAAATTCCTTCGAAACTCTTAGCCAAGTTAGTGTCCTACTAGTTAGCCAACGCTCGTGCCGCCCGTAAACCCATCAAGAATGTTAGGGAACGGATCGCCACCAACTGTTGTGCCGTCGTTATCGTTTGGTCCGCTTAGAAGTGTGGCATTGTCATAACGTACTGTCATTTGAATACGCATGAACTCACCGCCGCTTTCATAGTTAAATTCGTTGTTTACAACGTTTGTTAAGAAACAACCATCTAGCTGCCAACTCTCAAGTTCTTCTGCATTCGTTCCATCAAGTGTTTGAATTTGCATACTGAACTTATAGTTTGTTCCTGCAACTGGGCCGATTTGCTCAAAGTGGTTTAGCTGGCGCTGAACCTGTGAACTAACGGCGGAAGTTACAGCATTTGTAATGTCATCCCTTACTGTAACGTCGATTGGTTGCCACTCATGCTTGCCCATTGCGTATGCAATAGAGTTATATGAGTGTACTGGAACCTCAGTATACGTAATGTTAGGGCGTGTAACAGATACAACGTTTGCTGTTAGTTCGCGTAGATTGTCGTTGGTTCCAAAGTTGCTAAACAGAATACGAAAGCGATAGGATAGCTTTGGTTGAAGCATACCCAGCTTGTTGCCGTCTAATGGAATACCAAATTTACTTAAATCTGCCATTTATAATGTTCTCCTGTGAACAGTTCTAATACACACTTATTTATCAAATTTCGAAAATAATTTTCCTGACCCTAAAAAAATACCCCGACGAGCGGGGTATTTTCTTGTTTGTGGGTCCTTCTTATAAGTTCAAATCGTCGCCTGTGTTCTGGATACGAATTGGGATAAAGATGAACTCTACAGACTTGATTGGCTGGATAGCAATATCAATCCATAGTTCGTTAGCGTCGATGCGAGCAGGAGTGTTATTGCTCTCGTCCACAACTACTAGGAAGTCATTCAAGCCACGTAGCGTTACTAGCTCTGCTAGGAATGCGTCAAACGCATCTTTCACAGCGCCGCGTGTTACTGTGTCGTTAGGCTCAAACAAGAATGGCTGTGCCAACTGGTCTGCTTGATAACGAACATAGTTCACGAGGCGAGCAACATTAATACGATCTAGAGCAGACGAAGTAGCCTGTCTTGTCTTCTGACCAAATGCAACCAGTCCTCTGTTTGGAATGTTTGCAATTGGATTAACGTTGTTCTGCTGTAGAACATCACGTTGTCCTTGTGTTAGTGATACTGGAACAAACTCATCGTTTGAATCCAAGTAGCCAACTGCTGATGCATTAGTTACTGTGCCGCGTGTGAAGCCTGCTGGTGCGTACCAAGGGTAAGCAACGTTGTCATTCTGCGCCATCACACGAAGCATCATGTGACTTGATGGAACAACTACTTCACTACCATCTGTATTAGTAGATAGACCAGATGGGTAGTAAACACCCAAGTAGCTATCTGCTGTTACTAGACCATCTTCGCCGTTGCCTGCTGCGTTAGCAGAGTTAGAAGCCCATGCTTGCAAAGCAGTTGTACTGTTTGACAAGTTGAATGGGGAATCACCAAGAACAAAAGCTTGCTCTTTACGGTCAACGTTTAGTGCAACCCTTTCACCAATAAGTTCTTCGTAGCCAGGAACAGCAATTAGATTGAAGAAAATTGTATCGTCACGAATTTCTTCATTACCAACTAGTACCGCAGCAAGTGCTTGTGTAACTACTGCTTTCTGCGCACGTTGTCCTGTAATCAAGCTACCATCTTGGTTGTTGTCACTTGAGCTAACCCAACGATCAACCAGTACGGTTGGCGCTGACGTTAGTGCTGTTGCATTTTCTGTCCAAATCTTAACATTG